TACAAGCAGTACCCACTGCAGAGCAAGTAGCTCCTGTAGTTGCTGCTGTTGCAAATATAAAGCAAGCATTTCCAGATGCTCAGGATGTAAGTCCTAAGCCACCTGTTCCAATCGGCCCTAATAGTAAGGCTGAAGACATGTGGCACGATGCGATATACCATAACCAAGCTGACTACAAAGTGTGGAACACACCTAAGTCAAGCATGAACGGTGGTACATCACAGGACGTGCAGCATGAAACAGTGGTAAATGCTAAGGGCTACAAGCATGGCTTTTGGCTTGTTTCAGGTAAGGACCCTAAACTCTCTGCCCCTAAATGGGTATGGGAAGGGCTAGGGCTCCAAGCTGAGTACCAATCCAACCTTGCAGCAGGTAAGGTTATCTAATGCTCAGAGACCTCAAAGAGGTCTCTGATGAACTTAGCCAGTGGGCGGTGTCGGATCACGTCCGCATCCCCACTGGCTTTGGTTTTTTTGATGACCGTACGAATGGGGGGATTGCGCCGGGTCAGCTGATGTTCTGCCTTGCAAGGACAGGGGTCGGTAAGACTTGGCTACTAGTTAACATTGCTTGCAATGTGCCTAGTGTCCCTACAATTATATTTTCGTTGGAGATGCATGGTCGCTACATCATGGAGCGACTCGCATCAGTCCATACGAACACTCCTACTAAGCAGATAGAGACCGAGCTTCGCTCAGGGAACCGTTCTAGGGCCCTTGATGAGACTTGCCGTGACTATCCTATGCTTATGGTGGAGGATAATCCAGACTTGACAGTGGATGAGATGGAGGCAGTCATGGAGAAGTACATTGAGATCCATGAGCAGCCACCTAGGTTGATTCTAATTGACTACTTAGAACTGATAAGGGCTTTTACCGACAGCCAGATGGCCAAGGTCCAAGAACTTGCTCGTGGTTTGAAGGTATTCAGTCGTGAGCATGACGTTGCTGTTGTCGTTCTTCACCAAGTGAAGAGGGGCGATGCTAACGCTGGCCATAAACCTTTGGATCTCACGGATGGCAAGTTCGGATCTGAGGAGTCAGCTGACTTTGTGCTAGGCATGTATAGGCCTTCCATGAATCCAGCTATTAGTCAGGAGCTCAGGGACTCAATGGATAACGACATCAGGTTACAGTTTTTAAAGACTCGTACTGGTGGGGGTATCCACCCTGAGGGTAAACAACATTATTGGAATGGTGACACTGGCAGGATTAGTGAGATAAGATTCTAACAGGCCCTTGTCACTAAAATTTTATTGGAGGACATATGAAAAGATATGACACAAGACTTAGAGATCACGTCAAAGCGACGGTCTCAATGGAGAAATGTTTAGAGATCATTGGTTGGGAGCCCCCTAACAGGGCCAAGAAGATACATAGTATCTATACCAGTGACACTACTCCTTCTCTCCACATCTATAGCGACAACTATCATTGTTACGCAACAGGTGAAAGTGGTGACGTAATTAAATTCACCATGGATGCATTAAAGATTGACTACCACACTGCTTTAAAGACATTAAGTGGGGGCGTACAGTTCTCACCTAAAAGGATCAAGCGAGAAAAGAAAGAGGAACTCAAAGACCTCAGAAAGATCTTTGATAGTCAGCTCGTGCCAGACCTTGGAGCAGCAGATAAAGCTAGAGAGCTGATCAAAAACAAGTGGCCCACTCTCACCCTTGAAAGGATCATGGCATACGGTGTGAGACTCACACCAGTGTCCCTTTGGGCTCCCCACACGGACGACCAAGGGATCATTAGAGGGATAAAGATTAGGACCATCCCAGCTGGGAACAAGTACTCAGTTGATGGGTCAAATTATTCCTCACGCCTTTACAGGGTGAGAGAAACTAACCCCATGGCAGAGACACTCATAGTATGCGAAGGAGAGTCAGATCTATGGTGCTTGCAGAACTGGATAGACGAAGAGGGGCACGATTCAAGCATGAATGTTGTATCGCTCCCCTCAGGAGCTGCCATGTGGAGGACCAAATGGGCTGAAGAAGTAGAGAGATGGCCCCATGTTATCCTCTTGTTAGACAACGATGAAGCAGGCACCAAAGCCATGGATAGGATAGCCGACTCCTTGGGGAGCAGCTTAATAGAGAGGCCAGACATGCCAGAAGGTAGAGTAGCTGAGTCAATGGCACTAGGATGGCACCCTTTGTGCTAGGATAAAGGCATGGCTAACCCTAGCAAAGCTAAAGGAACGAAGTTTGAGAATGAGCTTCTACTTAAGCTACGTCAGGTTTGGCCAGAAGCCGACAGGGCTAAAGCCAATAACAAATCCAACGACTTTCATGGAGTACCGTTTCCTGTAGAGGCCAAGCACAGAAAGAGCTGGGCCATCCCAGCATGGTGCAGGGCATTGGAATCAGTATCAGATGATGGTCGTTGGGTTCTGGTAGCAGCTGCAGGGGACAGAAGATCTGCCACCGCACCACCTACTGTAATGGTGTTGCCCCTAGAGTTCGGCATTGAACTACTCAAGGAGAAGTATGCCCACATACCAGAGAACAGCACAACAACGGAAGCTTGACAAGGAGAGGAGTGAAGGATACGAGCATTACGTTTCTTCACAAATCACACGTCCACTGCTTACAAGGTTTAATGCTAAGGATGACTTAGATATTTACGCCCCCGGATGGTACATTGAAATCAAGGAAAAGCATTCCAAGATGACAGCTAGATGGCCATTGCCTGAAGGATGTGAAGAGCGTAACGCTTTCATAGTTGATGAGCTGTCCATTAGGAGAGCGATGAGACACTACCCTCAGGTGTTCTTCCTACTAAGAGATAACGTAGACAAGGAGAATCCACGTCTATTCATCGTGCCCATCTGGGAAATGATTACTCTTCCTAAGAAGAGAGTAAACAGAGAGGGCAACACAGGCCATAAGAAAGGCAAGTGGATTGTTGACCTTTCGTTATGCACTCGCCTAGCTCATGAAGACAAAGCACAAGAGTACTGCGAACATGCTATGGTAAATACCCCATGGCTCAACAGTGAGTGCCTAGGGATGGGAGTCAAGAACGTATGAACATCATTGGATTAGGATCACGAGCACAGGTAGGTAAAGATACCCTAGCTGATAACCTGTTCTACTCTAAGGTAGCATTTGCAGACGGAGTGAGAGAACTTGCCCTCAAGGCCAACCCTATTATTGGTGGTGGCATGCCACTTAGTGATTTCGTTAACGTGCAAGGCTGGGAAACAGCCAAGCAAACAGCTGAGGTTAGAACTTTCCTACAGAACCTAGGCCAAGGAGCTCGCCTAGTGGTAGGAGAAGACGTTTGGCTTAAGATAGTAACGGCCAAAGTCAAAGAGCTCCAGAAGGACAAGACCGTGAAAGGTATCGCAGTCACAGACGTGCGATACCCTAACGAATTTAAAGCTATTAAAAAGCTTGGGGGGATTATGATCCGCATTGACCGTGAATCAGCTCCCAAGCTATCTCACCCTAGTGAAGATAGCCTTGATGATGCAGACTGGGATGCGGTAGTTGAAAACAATTTCACCGTTCCATACCTAGTGGACAGAGTTAGGGCAATCATTGATGAGAGAGATAATAGTTAACCCAGAAATAATTAATTCTGTATTCTCACACGAGCATGAGCAAGACCATCCTCAGAAAGAGCATCTGATAGACCTTGTTGAGTCGCTTCCTGACAACCACAGGGATGTGGTGGAGCTCATTGTGTGGGGGAAGATGACGAAGGTAGCTGTCGCTAAGCAGCTTGGCTTCTCTCGTTCATACGTTCACAAGATATGGAAATCAGCCAAAGAAAGAATGAAAGATGACCTGCGAAACAATAACTAAATGGGGAAGGTGCCAACAGGATAAGCATGGCCCTTACACCTATTGTTATTTTCATCTAGCTCATTCAAGAAGTAAGGATAGTTTCATTGACGATTACTATCACAAAAAAATAGCTTTGAAGTTGTTGTCGCCCACTGGCAAGTACCTTAATTTTTCTGAAGTGGACACTATGTTCTCTGGAAGAGTAAGGAATGATGGCCGTAGGTTAGATAAGTATGCACCATGACTGGCATGGGTGGAGACAAACCCAAAGTTATCGCATGGCAGCACTGGGTATCAGGAGAAGTCGGGCACACGTCCCTTCATAGGGTCCCAGTTGAACAGTTTGTACACGACTGCGACATGGAAGCGTCGTGCATGTGTGGCCCTGCTCTTGTAGTCACAAGAGTAGACGATGAGCCTGTCACAATAGCCCAACACTTTCCGTTGGAAGGCGAGTACTATGAAGAAGAGCACCTTGGTGATCTATTGTCAGGCCTCAACTATGAGGCGATCCCCGACGATGAAGACGAGTGGTAGCCTATTCCCCTGAGTAATCTAGGGCACCCTTTTTAGCGAACACAGAAGGGTCACCTGTCTTAGCGAACTCTTCCATCTTTGGATTGGTAGAGTTAACACCAGTAAAGCCTTTCCACTTTAGAGACTCAAGAGTCTCACGAGCTTCCTTCGCATCATAAGCGAGCCTACAATGAGGACACCAGATGTTCCCATCTCCGTCCTTGTCACAATGTGGGCAGTGCTTCATCGTTTCTTTTTCTTCTTCTTTTTCTTGCCCTTACTGCTGACGCTCCCATAAGAAGAGCTTAGCCGGACATTACCAGAAGGCATTATAGTTTCTCCAACTTGCTGTTCCAGTCAGCAACGGCACTCTTCAGTACGGACAGACCCGACGCAACTGCCGACACTGCAGCAGCACGAAGTGTTGAGCAGTCGGTCATCATCCATACAGCAAGAAAGCTCTGAAGCGTTGTGGCAACAGCACGTTCTAATACATTTATCCAATTTATTTCTTTCGCTTTAATAAAAGTTGTCATTTACTATTCTCCATATGCCACTCAATGTGGCCATCTAATCTTGTTTCAATACGCTCAGAACTTTCACCGAGGTTATCTAGTTTAACCTCTGTGACTCCATGTTGCATACTATTCTCTTCCCTAAGGTCAGCTATCTCACCTAGGATCTTACCTAATCGTGTTCTACTACCACGAATTTGTGCTACCACTGCTGTGATGATTGTTCCCAGTAGGGCAAAGCCCCCTGTAACAATCGCAGCGATAACACCGTCAGTCATTAGCTCGCCTTTCTCAGTGTTACGGTAGCTAGTAATCTAAGCTGCTGTGAACTGGTGGAAGAACTATATATAATGTTTGCCCCTATCTCAACTGACTCGCAGTCATAAACAGAACTGGCACCTATAATGTGCCAGTCAATGTCTTGAAACTTTGCACGTTGCTGAACCAAGTTCCTCAACGTCCTTGCCCTAGTAGCCCCTGCACCGTTTCCATTCTCTGGTAGAGGGGCACCATTTAATCCAGTTAATTGATCGCCACAGTCTATAACAAACTGAATGACCTCATCTTTAAGGCCTATGGGATGATACATGGCTTGCAATATGGACAGCTTAGGAGCCGTTGAGCCAGATGATAAAGCTAACGTAGCTTTTAACGCTATGGTTTTACCTGTCTTGGCTATGTCAAACGTCTTGCTCTTAACACCAGCAGAGTTTAATGTGCCTGCATCAACCCATGAGCCTTGATTGTCAAGAGAGTAATGAACCTGAATTGAGCCGTTAGTAGGGATAGGGTCGGCCACTACGACTGCCTCATCAAAGACCTTATCCAGTGCGCTAGCACCATCGGCTATAGATGTGATGATGTTGCCAGAGGTAACGTAAGTAGATGTATCCACACGGTACACGCCTTGGCCTTGCACGGTCATAACAGGTAGGCCCTGCCATATATTAATAGTTTCTATGTCACCGTCTGCGCCTGTCTCATACCATTTGGCATACCCACCAGTGGGTAGGTACACGGCACCGACACCTGCTTTAGAGTTAGACATAGTTTTCCAAGAGAAGTATAGGAAGTCACCAGATGTGGCAAAACCACCTACCTTATGATTAGCTGAGGTTCCGACAGGGGCCAGCTCAGCTACCACAGTAGCTATTAAAGCACCACTCTCGTTAGGTACAGCTTGCATTAATATCGTCTGCCCCTTACTAGCCCCCTCTGGCCTGTACGCACGAATAAAAACGTACCCCCCTGCTGTACTAATGGCAGTAGGGACCAGACCAGATGGTAGTTCAAGAGCTTGGAAAGGATAGTGCTGGGCACCTGAGTCATTGAGGCTCATATCCCAGCCCCATATTGAACCATCAGAGCCGGACTCTACACCGAAATAAACAAACCCAGCAGCTTCACCACCAAGGTGAACTGTAGAACCAACTGGGAAAGTAATGTGACCGCTTGATCTTTCCTCTGCGCCTGACTGGTTAAGTGTAGTAAATACGTTGGGCGTAGAACCTGAGCTCTTTGAAGCTGCACAGATTCTACCTCCAGCCCATTTAACTTTGTAGCAATCAACCGTAGACCAGTTAGCTGCCGGATCAGACGTAGTTCCCCTCAGCACAGCAGCTCCTGTAGCTGCGTACCAGTACTGGCCATCAGAAGTGAGGTCTGTAATGGTGACAGCACCAGAACCATCAGTGATACTCAGAGCAGTCTCAGATCCTCCGGGGGTGCTCACATGTTTCAATGCCGATGCAGCTGTTTGAGTGTACAGCACAGTGCCCACAACAGTAGACCTAGCAGAAGCATAGGTGTTATCTACCTCTTCAGTGTCTGCCTTGTTTAATAGAGTGATCTCACCTTCAGTAGTGAAGGGGTCAATCCCCTCAGAAGAAGAAAACATAGTACCATCACTAGTGGCACGGTTAAGCCATCGTTGGCCTGCGCCACCAGTAGCGTCCGACAAGGACGCAAAGCTGTATCGTTCTATGGCCTCAGAAAAAGGAGTATTAGTAGTCGCTAACCTTTCGGGGTCAAGAGGGACAACCTGCTTCCTATAAGCAGGGTTATCAGGAGAGTCAGCGATCATGTATCCCACGCCATTAATGCCCACCTGATAAATGTTGCCAACAGATTCAAGGTCATCGTAATCAAAGACATCATCAATGTCTACGTCTATTACTACAATGTCCTCTGATGGCGTAGTCATTAGTGGCTCCTTATGCCGTAATCATTTTTCAGCTGAACTGAAAGCTTGTACTTTGAACCATTGCTAAACGTGTAAGGTATATCGTATGATGTGTCAGTGCTCACGACCCAGCCAGAGTCGCTCAACACGTTGTCAGTAGCGAACTCTTTGACCATGACCCTGTACTCTTGCTGTGTATCAGTGGCCAGAGACCATGCAACTGTTTGACCGGTGGCACTAGTGATAGTAATGGCACCACCTGTAATAGTGGCACCCTCAAGGGTAGTCACTGTACAAGCAGCATCGCCCCAAGCATATGCTATGGCCGATGAATCACCCTCAGCCTCATATCTACTAATAGCATCATGAGAGCTGTACTCATCTGAGCGCACATCAACCTGCCAAAAAACGTTAGCACCGGCCCTAGCAGGAATGCCCTCTTCATCAGTATCAACCACAAAACTAGTATCAGTACTGTACTGGTAGCCAGAGTCATAATAAACAGTTGAACCAGTAGCATCGTCTTGTGCACGGACACGGAAAGCATGTTGAGTATCTCCCTGCCCCTGTCCAAACGTCCATGTCACAGTGCTATTAGACTCACTGTTTTTACTATTGGTTGCCGACACACTGGTAACAGTGGGTGAATCGTGTATAGGCCTACCGGCCACACCGTTTACCCCTATTGAGTTCCCACCCATACGCATGGTTGCGTTTGATAAATTCGTCATTCCACATAGTCCAGTTCCACAGTTAATACAGGCTTGTTTGTTTGCGCTGATCCATCACATTGAGAGTAAATGTCAGAACTATCATCTCCACCTGATGGGGTAGAGCCACTTGCCAACCAGCCAGTTGATTTCTCAGATACCCACATTTGTTTAGTGCTCACATGTGTAATGAAAGCAGTAAGGTTTGCAGATGGCAATGCCAAAGCCCTTGTGGTGTTAGCAGCCCAACTTTGTAGGCTAGATGCAGCAACAGTTTGCATGTTGGTAACTTGAACAGATGCGCCAGCATTATAGCTGGACATAGACGTTCCATTTGCTTTGTCTAATTGGCCTACAAGAAGAGTCTCGCTAGTAGAGCCACTAATAGTGCTATCACCAGCACCTGTGTTTCTGCGTAGGCTTAACGTAGCGCTACTCACATACGGCCTCTCGGCAAGAGCTTCTTGTAGATTCGTGCTCGTGTACCCACCTGTGGTTGAGTCGGCACTAAATTCCAGAACGGTTAAGTTGTCACCGTAGAACGTTGTACCACCGAACCCATCTGTAACGAGTTCTATTGCACCGAATCGTACTTTGTTGTCTGTTCTCCAAGCGTTATTGCGCCAGCCTTGCGAAGCATTGCATGTAAATGTGAGCGTCACAGGATCAGATTTAGTCCACACTTGAGTCCAATTAGTTGTACCCGAACCAGTAGAGCGATGAATAGAAACTGGGTTAGTCCAATTAGTTGTACCTGACCCAGTGGACCTTGATATGTCAGTGCCGTCAGGAACTAGAGTCCAAGCCCCAGTTCCAGAACCAGTGGATCTGTAGATCTTAGACATATCAGCTCGTCTTTATCCAAAGTTCACCGGCACCACCAGCACTGGGTTCACTAGTATCAAAGTGTATCGTAGTATTGCCAGTACCATAACCATATGACAATATCTTGTCCTCTATTGCAGCACTAGTCATAAGGCTAGTGTTGTTGTTAGCAAAGCTTTCGCTAGATGTTTGTACAGCAGTGACTCCTACGCTGTCTACGGTCAAAGTTCCAGTCAGTGTAACGTTGCGTAAACTTGCTAGGTCTTTGTTGCCGTCCACTACCAGTGCTTTAGAAGCAGTAACAGTACCGCCTGTAACACCATCAAGAACATTAATATCAGCAGCATCAGCCGTGATAGCAGCTAGCTTAGTAATGTCACCAGCAACCAAATCATCGTTATCAAGATAGTTAATTTCAGCAGCAGTAGCAGTAACAGCAGTACCGTTAATTGAAAGAGCATCTGTTTCAAGCGTTCCGTCAACATCAAGAGTGTCCTCAATGT